TCGATTAAAGGTCTTGTATCACCTTGTCCCTAAAATCTTGTGTAGTCGCCATTTAACGCTACTAGGCTGAAGTGGGGTGCATCACTCGCCTATCTTTTCTTCCACGCCACCGATTTAGGTGCTTAGTACGCCTGGAGTGCGGACTGCAATAATACTACAAGTATTTACTCATGTGAAAATCCCCATGAAAACCAAAGGTTTGCAGATTTGATAACTCTCTTTCATAGCTAAAATACCTTGCTAACTCTTCCGGTGCAAACTTTATTCCGTTGCTAACCAGGTAATCACGATTTAAATGACAGATTAAATCATCTTCGTTTTTATTGTCGTAAACAAACTTAGGAGTGTTGGTTAATTCCAACAGTTTCTTGCTTCTAAGGGAAAAACCTCCGTTACCAACTCTTAGTCCTTCAGGATGCCAAGGCCATACAGCACCTATGTAATCGTAATCTAAAAATTGAGGTTGCCAGGCGCTTGCGTCAATTACCCACCCATCCCATTGCACTATTAAAACAAAGTCCGTATGGATGTATTTATGCAACTCCTGAAGGATAAATTTGCTATACGCTTGCCGACTGTTAATACTCATGTGGTCAATAAACAATTCACCACCAAATTCAATGTTTCTTTTACTTCTTTCTATGGCTTTTTTAGCTTTGTCTGGTTGTACTGAATCTATGGCGCAAATGGTTACATTACTCAATTTCATCTTGTTTGCCAAAACTGTTGTTTTTTAACAACTCTGGCCAAATAAGCCAAAAGTTAGTAGGAAATATATCTTGGCGAGTTACAAGCCCATGACTAGCTTCTTCAATCCTAGCCCCAAGAAACATAAATTTAGCTGCTGGTATCCCACGAATACGCCAATTAGATACGGCTGCGGGGTCGCATTTACACATTCTTGCTACCTTTGCAGTACCACCAAGAAGGTCAATAATTGCGCTGTCGGTAAGTTTTAATTTAATGTTCATTCACGAAGTTTACCTTTGTTGTTGTTTATTTGCAAACACTTTGCTTTTTTTGTTTTCTTCTGTTAAAGTCTTACTTATAGCAATTTTGCTATGTATCTAAGGGGAATTAGATGTCACAACTTAATCAATTAATGATTGAAATGGAAGAGCGCTTAGAAATAGCGCTAGACAACATGGAATTTGGCACAGAGTTAGCACAAGACGATATAGATGTTATTCGTGCAGCTTGTGGCAAACCTAACAACAAACGCAATGTGTTACTACAAAATGTATTTGAAGACTTTGGTGGTATTTTTGGAAATCCTCTTGAGTCTTTTCCAACAATTAGAGGTGCAAAATGATTACTTCTGACTCCATTGCTAACCTAACTTTAGCTTTATCTATCGTGCAAGGAAAAATGACCCATGCGATTAAAGACTCTGCTAATCCTTTTTTTAAGTCTAAATATGCTGACCTTGAGTCTGTTTGGGATGCTTGCCGTAGCCTTCTTTCTGAAAATGGGCTGGCGGTTATGCAATTCCCTGGCGAATATTACGATGGGTCTATGCGTTTAACTACCATTATTTCCCATAAATCAGGGGAATTTATAAGTCAAGAAATGTCTGTACCAGTTACAAAACCTGATGCACAAGGCGCAGGGTCAGCATTAACCTATATGCGTAGATACGCATTAGCAGCAGTAGTAGGAGTAGTACAAGCAGACGATGATGGTAATGCCGCTTCGTCACCTAAACCAGTAGTAAAAGCGAGAGAGATTTAATCATGGCTTATATTCCAAAAGAAGGTAGTGGCTCACTATTTAAAAATGACCGCAAAACAACCGAAAATCACCCAGACTATACAGGCACTATCATGGTTAATAACCGTGAATGTTACTTATCTGCGTGGGTTAAAGAAGGCAAAAAAGGCAAGTTTTTTAGCGTATCTATTGGCAAAGAAAAAGCACCGGTAGGATTTAAAGCTAGTGGTAGCGATGAAATCCAGCGCCATACCATTGAAGATTCTGACCTTCCATTTTAAGGAATAGCCATGCTGAGTCACATCAAAGATGTTATTGGCGAAAAAGCCATTATTACTATGGAAGCCTATGGGGTTGATGAAGAAAGGCGGTTAATTTCTTTTGAACCCCAAGACTTAGAGTTAATACTTAAAGATGTGATTCAAGTATGCGCTGATATGTGCATTACTGAAGTAGATAGAAATGCAATTTTAGAATTACTCAACTAAGCATTTAAAGGGGAAATAAATGTCAGAACATTGGTACTGTGCTCAAACAGGCGCACCACGCTATACAACTACAGGTAAAAATGGAAAAGAAAGAAATACAACGCTTAGAGATGCCAAAGCTAACCCAGGCACTCTCGTACCTTCCGTTTCTACAATTAACAGCCAATTATCTAAAGCTGGACTTAATACATGGTTTCAGACTGAGGCCATTAAAGCTGCCGCAGAAAACCCAAGAGGTCTGCAAGAAGAAGAAAAAGACTATATATCCAGAATATTAGAGTTATCTAAAAGAAAATCCCAAGATGCTATGGCTAGGGGTACTCTTATACATGACTTCATAGAATCGTTTTACAACCAAGATTACCTACCGGATATGCCAGCGTATGTCCGTGTCGTAGATGACGCCATAACAGCCCATTTTGGTACTCAGTTATGGATTCCTGAGCAGTCCCTAGTAAACCAAGAAGGCTATGGTGGTAAGTGCGATTTGTATTGCAAACCACGCCATGACTTTACTGGGGTCGTAATTGACTTTAAGACTACGGAAAAAAGCCCTGGTGACCTAACACCCTATACAGAGCATACACTACAGCTTGCAGCGTATAGAGAGGTTTTAGCCCCATCTGCACGATGCGCCAATGTATACATTAATGGCGAAACAAATGAAGTAGCCATTTATGAGCATAGTGAGCAAGACCTTAAAGACGGCTATGAGATGTTTCTAGCGTTGCTTAAAATATACAAATTGAAAACTGGTTTAAACTAATCACGAGGCTGGCTTGGTTTCCCCTTCCATTACTCCTTGACACGAGAGTCAGCCTCACCTTCCAATGGGCGAAAGCGTAAAGAAGCAAGTAGCCCACCTTCTTTGTTGTTTATTTACAACACATTAGGGTATGTCTTTATGTAAAAGTGCATGAAACTTTAATAAATTACTTACATAGCAGGTCTTGACACTATTCAGCTTTATGGCCCTTGGGGATTTCAAACTAAAAAGACCTGACCTGCTACTTTTATTAAGGGGATATGGATACATACATTAGACGAGTATTTGAAGCTGAAGCACCTTGCGACAAATGCACTCAAAAAACAGATTGCCAAGAGTTTGAGTTGGCTTGTAGGGCATTTTCTTACTATGTTTTGCATGGCACATTTCACGCCCATACAGTAAGGATGCCTACGCATAACCTATTTAACAAAATATTCAAAGAAGATGACAAGGCTTTAAAAACCTATATGAAGTCTTTAGCAGCTAAAGAAGGGGGTATATGTGGATAAGCGTATTCGTACCAAATCAGCGTTTAGAGAGATGTTTAAGTATAAAAACCACATTACGCATACTCTTGAAAAGCTAGTTGCTATTGAAAGCAAAAGACGGATTGTAGAAGTGTCTAGTGGGCCATTATGGTACATCTTTGGCTACAAATTAGTGTCTAAACCTTGGCTAACTTATGGGGAAATGTATGACTGCAAATGAATTAGCTGATGAATTAGATAAGTCTAGACAAAAACCCTATACATCTGAGCATTTAGTTGGTAAAGCCGCCAATATGTTGCGCCAATTTGGGCTTGCAGAAAGCATTGTTAAACAGCAAGCACTTGATATAGAAGAATGGAAACGCAAGTACAAAGATATGCACAATTTGGCAACACAGGCAATGAGCAAAGTACATCAATTAGAAAAAGAGGCACAAATGAACAATAAACCAGTAGCGTGGATGGCGGCTAACGAATTACTTTTTAGTGTGGTTAAAGACGAGATTTACCATATTCCACTCTACACCCATCCAGTAAAAGAACTAACAGATGAAAAAATAACCGCAATATCCAAAAAGATATTTAAAGACTACAAGAACTTTCACCACTACCAAATTGACTTTGCAAGAGCAGTAATAAAGGAGGTAAGTGCGAAATGAACGGATACTGGTGTGTTATTTGTATGCAATTTTTGCCGAGCATTGATGGTGTAATTATTCACGATGATGTAGTACATCCTGACGATATGAACTTTGAGGAAACAGAACAATGAAACCAATAGCATGGATTGCCGTAGGCGACAACACAAGCGTATTTTTTGATTTAGATTGTGCTTTGGCAATTGATGAAAACCCAACACCACTTTACACCCATCCAGCAAAAGAACTACACCTATCACTTCAAAAAAGTAAAGAAACAGGTGAACTATTAGCCGTTACTTATACAGATGATGAGCATAGGATTGTGGAAGTGTTATGGCAAAAACCACCAGCAAAGACACTAACAGATGAGGAAATAGAAGATTTAATTGATAGTGAAATACCTATGATTCTTTTAGGTGGAAGATTATTTTATCGTCAATTTGCTAGAGCAATACTAAGAAAGGCACAAGAATGACTGCAAATGAACTAGCTATTTTATTGGAAGTGGATAGTTGGTACAAGCTGGTAACTAGAGAAGAAATAGCCACCATGCTACGCCAGCAACAATCTGAAATAGAGGCGTTGAAAGCAGAAAAAATTAGGGCTTATGACAATGGATATGAAGATGGTAGAAAGCCTAATACAAATAAGGCACAAGAGAAATGAGCCTAATTGAAATGCGTGAAGATTTATGCACCCAAAAACGAGTTAGTAGGTCAAGAGTTACCTACGATATTAACTATGACCAAGAAGTTATTTATACCCAAGAAGGTTGGAATGATGGTCAAAAGACTGTTTGGGACAACGAAATTGGTATTGTGTTGGTAGATGCTTTAACTAAACATGGAAAGGTACAAGAAAAATGAATATTCAAATAGAAATAGTCAAAGAAAACAAAGATGGGTCAGCAGACGCATTAGTGCATTTTGACAAAGAAGGTTTGGGTATGCTGGTAGAAGAAGGAATTATCAGCATATTACGAAAATACATTGAGCAACAAAAAAATGCTAATAAAAGAAAAAAACGGTAGTTATACAGTTAATGTAAATGGGGGAGAAGTAACTATGTCTACAAGAAGTTTTGGAATGGTTGGTAAAACCTATAAATCAGCATCAGAGGCGCTTAAAGATGCTAGTTGGTGTACAGCTATACAAAGACCTGATAAAAGCGAATACAGCCACTTCTGGTCGATTCTAGGGGTATTGTCAGCATTAGGCTTAGTGCTATTTGTAGCTATCCGTTTTTAGCCATATCTAAGGCTTGTTTTTCTTCATTATCTACCCTTGCAAGCCAGCCTTTACCAAAAATAGGAAAAGTCTTTAATGACTTGTAATATTCTCTCCTAGTTTCAGAGAATTTTGCGATAAGAGTTGCACTATTACTTGCGAGAATAAGGCTTCTTGTTGCTGGGCCAATAACTCCGTCAGGTACACATCCAAGAGATTGTTGAAGAAGTTTAACTGCCCTGCCTGGGCCTGCGTTAACTGCCATTGAAAAACTAAGCAGGTCGACTCCCCTAGGTAATACTTCTCCATAACAAGGTCTCCAGTAGCGTTGCTCATACAAAGGGGCTACAAGGTCTTTAGTAAGGTTTTTCATGGTAGCGACAGGATGACCTACCCATTCTTCCCAAACTGCCTTAGTGACCCCTAAATTCGTTTCACCGCCAGGGTCTTTTAAATTATTAACCCAGCCACCTTCAGACTTTAAAACTAAGTCTAAACACTCTTTAAAATCATTCATTTAATGTCAATCTGGGCGTTTATCCAGTCTTGCAGGCTGACTACTTGTTGCGTTGTGGCAGCGCATTGTCCAGCAAGAAGATTGTAGGCGGTTGCAACATCAGCGACTGTGGGGGCTGTGGAAATGCCGGACACTTTACTGCTACTGGGGTTATTCCACACGCTAGTAG